TTGTATCCTTGCTTATGTTTCTTTTCGCCTTTATGTGGGCTACCGTGAAATAACGCTCTTCCCATTGCATCCTTAGTTCTGCGCTGTAAGGCTCTTCCACCTATATCTTTCATATCTCTTCCCATAATATTCTCCTATATATTATTTTAAATAGTTATGCAACTATTTTTTAACTAAACTTCCACCGAAGTAAAGTCCCACAATTGCCGCCATAAGATGCGTATCCATTGGCGTTATTACCACACCCGCGAACTGCCTGTCCACAAGCATTTCCTTCTGCTCTATAAGAAACAGAAAACCTCTGCTGAACTCCGTCCAGGTCAGGAAGACTGAAACGTCAAAAAAGACCGGAACTATTTTTGGCCAGACGATAATGAAGAATACCGCTGTCAGCGCTATTATCCTTCTCGTCCACTGGAAGCCAGGATTTTCATATTTCCTCGCCTTTTCAATCGCATCCATCTGGAATTTTCCGCGGGCGAGAAGCATCTTCTGCTCCGCCTGCTTCGCCTTGATGCTCTGTCCCCAGATGGACATTACTCCACCCAGTACACTGGAACCCAGCATTGTTATCATTTCCACTGGCATTCCAAACATTATGTTACCAAGCTCACTATTCCGCCACGGGCGAATCCCTGCTTAAATCCTGGTCCGCCGTGAGTACTGATCATTGCCTGTAGCCAAGGAGCTTGTTGACCCCATAATTCATTTGGGTTTCCCCTAGGCGTAAATTTTTCTGGTGGTTTGGAGCCTCCGCTGATGCCGTAGCCCTCTTCTCTGCCACCGCCGCCAGGCCAGCCGAAGTATCCTTGTTGATCATTTTGTCCACCTCCATAAATATCAGATCTAAATTTATCTAAAGAAGATTCTATGGCAAGTTTATTTTGTGGCGTTAAAGTAGTGGGTATGCCTGTGAACATATCACTAGTAGATGTGGCAAAAGGATCAGTCATCGTAAAACGACCTCGGTCATCATATGTACCAGTTGTACCCGATTCTATTAAAGCGCTACCTAATCTATTTAAAGTAGGTTTTTTCCATTGTCCATTTACTAATACAGCTCCTGGTTCTCCCATTTCAGCACCTTGATAAACATAATCACCGGAAGTAGTATAAATATAGGGATCATATTTATTCGCTACATATTCTCCATATTCATTACGAGTACCTGGATATGCATTTGACAACATATTGGTAAAATTATATGCTAACCCCTTAGGGTCACGCATAGACATCAATTTTTCTAAATTTGAGGATCCTAGATTTTCTATAACACCCAGCCCAGCACTTCCTGGAGCATTTGTCCCTCCTCGATTTTCATCTATAGGAAATCTTGGGACGGTTGGTGTTGGTAGGGGGTTGGTTGGTCGATTTGGTAATGGCCTATTGGATTGGTTACTGCCGCTGGGTCTATTAGGCTGTGAACCTCGTCCTATGTCACCACCTGATGGTCGACCTCTTCCTTGATATCCGCTGCTTCCGTAACCTGGCATTATCTATAACTCGAGTGCAGTGCGTGCGGCTTACCTTGGTAAATTTCTTCGTACATTCTTTCAAATTGATGGTACGGCATGAACTCGCCTCCACTCTCTATGTAAGCTCTGAATTCGTCTTCATATTTATTTGGTTTAAGATATTGAGCTAATCCTCTAATTCCTGATTCACGACCTGAATCGTTGAATGATGAAATAGGTGCTGGAACTTCTTCTTCAATAATTTCATCATAAAATTGTCCCGGAAGGTATTCGCCCTCCGTAAGTTCTTCCGGCATTGGAAGGCTAGGATCCGTCAGCCATGGTGCAACTCTTATTCCTTCACTAGGGTCATGTGGAGAAGCTGTTCCCAATCTTGGTCCTGCATCCGGTGTGTACGTTTCCATATGTGGATGTCCCCTTCTTTCTTTTTCAAAAGGAAGGACAACATTAGGGTCAAGAAGATTTTGATAATAAGGATTTTGATTCATTTCCCTTAACCATGCAGCTTGCTCATCACTCATCAATGATCTTTCATCATGGGGCCATGGGCCTTCATATTCATCAGTAAAATCCAATTCCTCAATTTCCGCAAGATGAGGTCCAAATGTCTCAGTTGCATAATTAGTTAAAACTTCATCTGTCGCTTCATCACGTTTAATTCCGCCACCAATTCCAACTGAACCAAAAATATCTGCTCCCATCTGCCTTAAGTCCTTAAAAAAACCCTTTCCTGCTTTCTTACTTTTTCCAAATGCTTGATTTAAAAGCATTCCAGTAAGTCCGCCGGATCCCGTAACTGCGTGTGCCATGTCAGAAATAGGGTACATCGTCTTGTAAGTCGGCCTTGCGTGTTCCCTGAGAACTCCGCTGTTTTGTCGGTATATTTCATTCGCTTCCTGTGGGCTGTATCCCATCTGATTCGCAATGTTATATTTATCCTTCCTGTTGTACTGCCTTCTTGCTTTCTTTAATTCAGCAACTCGAGGATCGCCCTTGTCAAATCCACCTTGGCGAATTGCCTGGTTTTGCAAATCCATCATGTTGCCATAATTCTTCCCCTGAGGTGATTTCATGAAATCGCGAACATCGTCGCGCCGATTAAATGTTACACCGGCACGACGCTTAGCATCCTTGTCTAATTGATATTGTGATCTTTCAGGCATTATCCACCTATAATTATTACTTTAAGGACTATCAGAACAATAATCACTACAATTCCGGATTTAATCCAATCCTTCAATTTCCAGTCATTCCATTCCTTTAGATGTCCCCAAAGATCTTTCAATAAATTCATATCGACCTCCTTGTTAACATTTTTGATTTTTAGGCTTTTTCTGGCCAGCCATAACACGACCACCGTGGTGATATTTCTTCTTCACAGCACCACCTTTCTTCTTCTTAACTTTTCCACCTTTTTTGTATTCACTCATATCCACTTTCTGTCCTGTTTCTTTAGCGTGCTTCTGCGCCTTCTGGACTCCACCTGAAGTGTATGGAAATTTTTGCTTACCTACCTTTGGCATTTGCAGTTCCTCCTTTTTTCTTGTTAATAAGTCCACCTTTTTTTGTGGGCTTACCGCTGTATTTTTCCGTCCATCTCTTGGCGATTGCAGGCTCCTTTGCCCACAGATATCTTCGCTGTTTTTCAGATTTAAATGGCATTAGTGTATCGTTGGTATTCCCTCAGGATAAAATTCCTCCATCAATTCCTCCTGAATCATGAAAGTGTTGGCAACTTCCTGGAACATGCGAGCCGCTCCATAAGTACCCAATGCTTCTACATACATGTTTCTCGTCACTGCTAGCAACGCACCGCACACCTGTAGATATTCCTCCTTACTGTTAATTTCACCACTGGCCGCCTCTTCAATCTTTTTCATTGCGGTGGCTATTTTGTCTATCTTATTTTTTAGTAGATCCGTTTGTTTTATTTTTAGCATTTTCCCTCGCAATATTTTCCGCAGATCGTTGCTTCATTGCATCCCTCGAATTGATCATATTCTCCTTAAAGAGTGTCATCGCTTCATCGGAATCTTCCTTACTAACATCTGCGGCGGCTTTCATCAAGTTAATACTTGTGTCCGCCTCCAGCTTGTCTCTTTCAATGTCAAGCTTTTCAGAGTCAACTAGCATGTCTTTTTGAAGCTTGGCCTGTGTCTCCATAGCCTTAAGATCAATCTCCTGCTGTTTAAGCTTGATCAATGGATCTTCCGCTTCACGTTTCATTCTGGCTTCCTCGTCCTGCGCCAGCTGTGCTGTCATCTTAGCCTCTATTTGAGCCTGTTTGGCAGCCTGTGCATTAATGAGTTGGTCCATTTGCTGTTCCACCTGTTGCGCCATTTGCGGATTTTGCTGTGCCTGTTGCTGTGCCTGTTTCATTTGATCCATTTGAGGCTTGAATTCCTGCTGAACTTGATCCGCTGCCATCATGCTCATGTGCTCACAAATATGTGCCTGCAGCATAGAATATACCTGTGGGTTAATCTGAACCATTCTTGTAAACATAAATTCTGCGTGCGTCTGTATATGCGCTGTATGATCCTGCTTGGGAAATGCCTTAGGGGCCTTTCCGTTCATGGCACCTGCGTTCTCTGTCGCCGGACTCATAGGTTCCGGTAACTCGGGATCAGGTTTTAAAATTGCCTCCACATTGTCAACACCCATAGCGTCATACATTCTCCTGTATGCTTCACGCATGTTATGTAATCCTGGATTGGCCGTAGCCAACTGCAACTGCTGCTGTGCCAACGTGACACGCTGCGCCATGGAAAATATGTTAGGATCGGAAACGGGAATGATGTCAACACGATCATCAAAATCCTGTTGCTTGATCATTTGGTTTCCGCCAACAACCATGTAAGGATATTCCGGTGGCAAGTATAGTTGAAATACTTTTGCCAATAACTTAAATTCAATTTTTTGTGCGTAGTGCAACCGCTTGTGAATCGCACTCATAACCTTTGTTCCTCTTTCCAAAAGAGCTAAAGTTGTTCCAACTGGATTCTGTTCATTTCCTTCCCCCATTTTCATGTCTGCAATTGCCGCAAAGGATTTTCCAGCGTCAACTGCAAAACCTAAAAGGGCAAATAATACTTGTGATGGTTCCTTGTAGGGAAGGGGTAACAGTGACTCCTTTATGGAAACTCCTGTAACATCCACATCACGAAACTCTCCTGGCTGCAACGGTTCGTCGTGGTCGCGTATTCTCATGCCGCGTGCCTTGAAACCTGCTGGAAGGTTCGCGAGTGTGCCAGCATCAATTAATTGCCGCAAAACACTTGTTGCTGTTCGCGATAACCCACCCAGCATGTGTATTAGACCAAAGCCGTAAAAGCCCAGTCCTGGGAGGAACTTGTAGTGTACAAAATAGTCATTCTTCGCAAAGTTTGAATCATTCTCTTTCCAGTTTCTCCTGATGGATAGAACCTCGGTTGAATATTCATCAATGGAAATAATGTAAGGAAGCTTAACTCCTGTTTCATCCTCAAATCCTGGAACATCGGCATTGACATGCATCTCCAGAATGGTGTGTTCGTCATCCTTATCCGTGTATTCCCTTTGAACTCCCTCTAGCGTATTTATCTTTTCCTCAACTTCGCTTGTTTCAACTGTTCCGCTTTTCAATTCAATGTCACGGTAAAATCCCTGCAATTGCTGTTTCCTGATGTCATTGGAGCTTGTCTTGATTATGTGCGTAACCCTGTCCGCATTCTGTAGATCCGTTGCCATGTAATTAATGATCAAGTCTTCCCCGGAAATAAATTTTGCAACAGCACGCTTCATCAAGCTGTCATAATAAACTTTCTTGAAAGCTGATCCAGCGAGTGGAAGGTAAAACAGTAACTGGTCCATGTCCGGGTCATACTCTTTCATGACATCAACTATCTGATAGTTCATGAATTGCTGCACGCGCTTTGCCTGATCCTGAATTTCAGGAGTGGAAAGTCCTACAACTTGAGTACGAACGGGGCCGCTTGGGGGGAGAAGTTCCTTATACGCTTGGGCTTGAAACTGCGTTACAGATTCAGCGAGTAAGGGGTGAACGACCCCGGACGCTCCTTCGAACGGTTGGGTTCGGTTTTCATATTTGAAACCGAGCATGTCAAGGCCTTTGATATAGGAATCTTCCCAATCTTTCCTTGACTCCTTATCCGTTTCGAAATCGGCTACTAGATCTATTGCAAATCTACGTAATTCTGTGTCATCAATGTAATCCGCCAGATTGGCGTCATGAGGAATGTTTTCTTTGTCGATTGGCGCGTTCGGGTCAAAATTGACATCCGCACCGCCTCCTTCTGTTTCAGTTATTTCCACATTAGGATCTGAAGATATTTGGTCAACCTCTAACTGTATTTCTTCGCCTGTTGGCTCTATTTCCAATGCGTCAGTCAAAGAACCTAAAGCGTTCTCTATATTGTTGTTTGGATTTTTTGGTGGCATTATTTTTTAACTGTTCCCCCTCTTTTATATATAGGAAGACCCTTGTCAATAATGGCCTGCGCGGCCTTATTTTCTTTGAATAATATCATTGGAACTTCCCACACCTTTTTATCGCCGTCCATTATATATGTTTTCATAAATTTTGCACCACTTTTTTTCGCTGCCTTCTCCATGGCACCTTTCGCCATTGGGCCATAGGCTACAAGGTTTCCTCTATAGTCCTGATTTGTAACGTTAAGTCCCTTATTCTTGATGGCCGCTGTATTTATTGTTAAGCCGTCATACCCACCCTCGCGCGCGACGCGAAGAAGATATTTCATGATAAATTCATTGTAGTCCTCGGTCTTGCTGAGTGGTCCTTGTGGAACACCGCTGTGGTCTCCCGCAGCCATTTTCGCCTGCTCTTCCTTAATCATCTTCCTTACCTTTGTTCGTTCCCTTTTAAGCTTGGTCAATCTAGCCACGATTTGCTTGGTTTGCGGTTGAGCCAATAAGTCCTCAACCTTTGACACAATCAACGCCAAATGCTGCTCGTTGGCCGTTCCTATCTCCTCCTTCATATCTCCACGCGGTGCGTATTTAGACGATGCAGTTAACTCATCAAATTCCTTTCTTTGTCTTGTGCTTAACTTCAGATATGCCTCATGTGGTTTAAGCCCTTGTTTTTCCCACTCAGCAATCTGTTTCTTCACTTTCCTTTGCGCTGCATTAATTTTCTGGTGCATGTCTGACTGGATCTCCTCTATGTGAAGGAGCCTTCTTCCGAACTGGTCCCCTCTGTCGGATGTCCTTGCGTGAACGACGCCTCCAGCTCTGTCCACACTACTTAAGTTAAAATCATGCGCATACTTGTATCCGGGCTCATTCTGGCGCAAGCTTCCAGGGGTGTGGCGGAAAAGAAATTCACGGTAATTTTCTCCACCCTCCATCATCTGCGTTCCCTCGTGCTGCGTTTGTCTTCTGTATGTCTTGAATCCCGCTGTCCTTTTTCCTAAGGCAGTGGAGAGTGACTGAAGAACTTCCTTTATCTCAAATGGGAACCTTTGCGGAACACCTTCCGTCAATGCGTCCTTAACTCCAAAATTATTGTAAACCATTTCATCAATGTACTTTATTATCGCCTTGGATTCAGTGGAAGTTGTGGAATCTTTCAGCTGCGGCATAACGGCCTTGAGATAGTCATAAAATCCCTTTATTGCCGGATTTCGTATTGCCTGCGTGTCAATCTTCTTTAGGGAGCTGGCTAGGTCACTGATAATACGGCCGCCGGTTGTGTCGCCCAAAGCGACAACATCCATTGTGGGTGCCATTTCGTCAAACTGCCTCACAAGGTCAGGCTTTGAAACTGTCTTGTTTCCCATCCTTGAAAGCCACGGCGCCAGTGAAGTGTCATTCAGCTCCATGTCCTTTATTACTGGGTATCCTTTTGGATTCAATATGCCGTGCTTCGGAAGTTTCATGTACTGAAGCCACTGCGTTCCAGTCATGGCCTCTGACGGCGCTCCTATGATCTTTTCACGAGAGCCCCAGAACAACGCTCCTGATTCTTCAGGTTTTACATCCCCCAGTATGGCAGCCTTTTTTTCCGTCTGCGTCAGTCCAATCGTATTCTTTTTCTTGGCCTTCTGTATGTTCTTGAGGACGTCTGACATTGTCAGCTTTGGTCTGTAGTTTGTAATCTTTCCAAGGACCTTAGGCGCGTTTCTCTTGACAAATCCACCCTTGTTGAACTTCTGTATGAACTGCGAGCCCATGAATTCAGAGGGACTGCTCCTTATCTGTGAAACTGAATCATTGATGAAGGTTGCGTAGGGGTCAGGTCCTGATGTTGGTGGAACCGCGTTTGGCCTTCTCGCTATTCCGCCTTTGTTGTAGAATCCCATTACCTTGTTAAAATAATCACCGGTATCTCTCCCAGTTTCTGGACCATACCTTAATAGAGCTTCATAATATGGATCCTTTCCATAAAGCATTTCTAACGGATTATCTTGATAATAATTAGCCATATTTTGCAAATACATTTGGGAAAGATTTCTTTGCCCTGCTTCAGTTGCCATAGCTTTGTTCCACTGCGATTCACTCAATAAAGGCATTCTATATCCAGCTGATGATCTGCTTGTGCTAGTACTTTTATAAGAACCGTCGTCATTGTAATATATCATAGGGCTAGTATAATTTTCTTTCCTTAATCCATACTGTCCATATGCATTAGATGGAGCTGGACTTTTATATTCCAATCTGCTTACTCCCGGATGAAATCTTTGCATGTAAGCCGGTGAAGTTTCCGCCATGCCAATGGCATTCATTAATTTTTCGGTATTGTATTTAGGCTGTCTTCCTTTCTGGTGATGGCCTCGTTGAAGTCCGCCTTTTTTGTATCCATGTATTCCTTGCCCTCCCCTGAACTGTCCTTCCCATTTCATCATGTCTTCCTCATACATGTCTTCTATTTTTTTAGTTATAGGCTTTGGTTTTATAAGCGCGTTCTTCAGCTTCGCCACCGTTCCGAATATATTACCAGATGGTGAGAAAGAGTCAACGAAACTTTCAAACATGCCTGAATACGAATTGTCCAATCCGGAGACCGACCACTCATCAACGAGACTTTCACCTATCTCATCACCCTTCGCGAGTCCCATCTCCCTAGCCAACTTTTTCTTGTCGGTGTTCATCACGTACTCAATCCAGTCATCCTTGATTATGTCTCCTCCTCCTGGTTCCATTTGCCAATTGTCATCGACGAACCTAGTCTCCTTGCTGATCTTATCAATGACGATGTGCTGGTCGTTGCCGTGGTCAAACTCCTTGTTCTTAAATGTTATCGTTGTTTGTCCTTTTTCCTCTGTCAGGACAATGTCGTCCCAAAATTGATCCTGTTTCTTGCCCATAGGAACCATCGATTCCACCGTCACCTGATCACCCGTCTTGACTTTGAAGTGGGTCTCCGTCGCCGTCTGATCCTTGTACAGCTTTATTTGCCTTGATCCCAGATTAATTACTTTAGCATTGTTTCCTATCGCATGCTCTAGAGTCGGCGACCATGTCTTGACCCCCTTCAATGAGGAAAGCATTCCGTTAACCCAAGGTGGAGCGAAATTAAGTGCCCCTTTCTTGATCACTGCCGGTGCCAGTTTAAGGGCCGATTTTGGCAATGCTGTCGATGCAGCTGTTGCGCCCATTCCCTTCAGGAATTTTCTTCTTGACATCATCCCTATGGCGTCGTCCAGAAGCTTAATGACTTTTCCGCCCTTGTTGTAGCCGTTTACCAGTCCGCCTTCAGCCATTTTTCCAGCTTGTCTTGGGGCACCATAAAATATTTGCTCTCCAAATTCATCCACCATAGAAGATCGTATTCCTTTTTTAATCATTTTTTTATAAACTTTTTCTGCAGTTTTAATATCTCCTCTTTTAATAGCTGATTGAAATTCCATATCCAAATATAAATGTGCTCTATTAATATCTCCTTTTTGTATAGCCATTGTTTCTGACTCCAACCCTGAAAGCCACCAAGTATCACCAGCTTTACGACGCATATGGCCCATAGTATATGTTTCACCGCTCAATGCCGATCGTAATTGATTTAAAGCTCTTTCAGCCATATACTTTTCCATCTCAGGGTGCTGACCACTTCTAAATAACGGCATATCCGTTCTCTCAATAAATTTAACAACAGTATCCACATCCTTATCCGTATATCTTTCATTATAAAGCCGTTTACTAAAATTAGCACTGTGCTCTGGAGCATTTAATAATATTCTTGCCTGCTCATTATAAGCCGCTATTTCCTCCTTGCTCATATCAGGATATTTTTCCTTTAGTTTATTTTTAATCCTTCTTTGTGCATCTTCCAAAGGAGATGCTCTATATCCTTCTGGAATAGGCCTGTTTAATTTTCCCCTTAATCTGCTTTCCTTTATAACTCCATCACTAAGATCTTTGAATCTAGGGTCAGCTTTTATCTCTGATATAACTATAGTGTGGAATCTTGGCTTTCCTGTTTTAGGATTAATCTCTCTTAAAAATTTATGGAGTTCTTTTTCTCTTGCAGTTCCCTTAAAAACATCAGCTACCTGCTTTCCTTGCACCTTAAATAAATCAATATTAAGTGTATGTTGATTTATAGGTTTATAACCAGATTTTACCAATTCTTTATTGACAATGGGAAGAATATCTTTGGTATTCTTCATAGTTCCTTTTAATCCGAATTCTCCAGGATTGGCAACAATCCTTTTTAACAATGGCATCGTAACTTTTTCTTTTTTTATTATTCTCTCATCACCCTCGTGACGTCTGTATGCTATTTTTCCTGTTTTTGGATCTTTTACAGGTCTTAAATCCTTCCTTTTCATAGGCTTAAAAACTTGTTTTCCGCCTTCCCAAAAATGAACCATAATTAAATCCTCAGGACCCTGAGATCTTAACCTATACTTCGTATCTTTTTTCCCTTTATGTTTTCCAGAAGCTTGAACACTAGGAATTTTATGTATGAAGGGTAGATCCTTATCATAATAAAGACCGCTTTTGACGTCTCCTATTTTCACCTGATTGGGATTAATTTTTGTTGGCGTTCCGAAAGAGCGAATCTGTTTTAAGGTCAAAGACCCAATTCCTCTATCTATTAATTTTTTCGCTGCTTCAAGTCTACTCATACTCGTATGAACCCCTGTCAAACGGTCCAAGTGCTTCACTTCGCTCGATTATGGCTGCAGCCTGCAATCCCTTAGGGCGTAGTTTGTTAAGTATTTTCACTGGATAGTTCCACAGCAAATCAGCGACTGCCCTTCCTTCATACATCGTAGGCAGTCCGAATCTAGCCTGGCTGCCGTGCTGTAAAAGTCCTGGGGCGATTTCACGAAGTGTTCTTCCCAATCCAGTAGTCTGCAGCCATCTTTGAGCTGGTCCCCTCAGGGCGAGTGGCGCACGTAACGCTAAAAGTCCACCAAGCTCAATTGCAGTCATTTGATTGCTGTGCCAGAATTCTTTAGCCTCGTCACTGGAGTATTTCATCCAGTCAGGCTCTGAAAGTCCAACGCCCTCCTTCGTGTCAAACATTCCGTAGTCCCATTCCGTTGGCTCCCCAATGTTGGCCGGTTTCTTTCCGGCTCTTACAGCTTTCATGTAGTCCTTGTTCGCAAGTTCAAAATTGGAAGTGAGCCCCTCAAAAGGGGATATGTCCTGTGAAAGGGACTCCAGCTGTGTAAGTGTCTCATTCTCATCAAGGGCTATCCCTTCCGCAAAGAGGGGATACTTTCCGTATTTCTTAACCATGTTTCCTCGATACTGCTCTGACGCCCACTTGCCGTAGTCCTTTCCCGTTTCCTCGAATTCGAATCGGTTTGAGAACATATTCCTAATGTCATTCTTGCTTCTTTTGACGAATTCCTTGTAGTAATACATCTTGTCATCCAGATAATGCTCCCGTCCGGGCATTTGAGCCTCGGCCAGGAATAAAGGATACATCTCGTCAGGGCCGAAATCAAGTTTTTCCATTCGAGAGTTTACTCTCTTCTGTATTCTCCTGTCATCAGCGTTGTCCCAGTTACCCCCTTTCCAATACTGGTACGTGCTCCACTGGGAAAGATCAGGATTGTATGCCCAAGTTTCCTGTCCAGGAGCGTTTTCATAGTCTGATTTAGAAACCTGATTCTTAAATGTTACATTTCCGTTATCGTTCTTAAAAATCATTTTTGGAGCAGTGTAGACACCCTCCACATTGAACAGGTTGGACGCCACCGTATTCACTCCTTCTTCATACATCTTGGTTGGTGGTCCTGCTATATCCTGAAGGCCTAATTTTTCTGCGAGAGGGGACCATGTGTCCTGTAGCCAAGTCCCTGCGGCACCCCATCCTGACATTTTATATTTTTCTCTGTCCGCTGCCGACCAGAACGGGACTTTTTTTGCAATGGCTCTGTCCACATCAAGGCCCTTATTGTAAAGATACTTGTATCCTTCCGCCGCCATCGGCGGGACAGGCTTGATCGTATAATCCCACACTCCTTTTGCGAGGTTCCCTGCCTGAGCTCGTGCGTCATTCATCATAATTGCCGGCACGTCCAAGGTAGACAGTCCTTGCTCCTCGGCAACATCCTTGGAGGCATCCCAATACTCAGGAAGCTTATGGGTCAGAAATCCGGACGGTTCGCCGGTTCCCCTAGTTTCCGGGTCCCATGCATCGCCTGTTGTTCCTACAACTCCTAGTTTATCCAGCAAGTCCCATGTGGGGGAATGCTGCTCAGCAGCACTATCATAATAGCCCATGTCCTCCTGCCACTGCTGGAAATCCTGATACTTGTCCCTAAGCTTTCTTAATTTCTCCGGAGTAGACAAAGCTAGATCTTTAGCTCCGCTGTATATGTTATAAAAAGATTCCAATCCCATCAGTAGTATTCTCTCCCCTCTACTTTAATTTTTTCCTCGTCCTCATAGTCATCCTCCAGGCCCACGAAGTATCCCTGACGATAACGCATCAACGCCTGCGTGGTAGAATCCACGTAGTCATCATTGTCGCCGAACGGAAATGCTGCGCATTCCTCTATCACTTCGTCGGCGAACTTTTTATTGGGCGCCCATATCGCACCCGACTC